TGCAATAGACCGTCTCGAAGAATCATTCGGTTCAAGGTACGGAAGCTATTCAAATGCATGGACAACTGCCGTACTTCAGGAAGGTCTTAAGTACAAAGAGATCTCACCAACTCACAGAGAAATGGCATTCATAGAACTTCGCAAGCAGGCCCGGGAAGAAGTGTTTGCTGCAATGGGAGTATTCCCTATCCTGTTCGGTCTCATGGAGCATTCCAATTACGCTACCGCTCACCAGCAAAAGAAACTGTTCTACGAAGGAACCATATCTCCTAAACTTAAAAAGACACAGAGCAGGATTACCAAGCTCAAACAGCTCGAAGGAAAAGAAAACATCAAGGCAAAGTACAACCTTGACGACATAGAAGCCCTCAAAGAAGAAAGGGAAGTTCAGGCAAAGATAGATGCGCAGTACACAGACTCCGGAATTAAAACTATAAACGAAATACGCGCAGAACACAAGCTTCCTCCTGTATCATGGGGAAATACATGGTGGCCACGAAAGGGAACACGGACTCCAATGGGAACGTCCTCTCACGTTGAAAGAACTCCGAGTGCAGACGGCCAGCCCATCAGGATATTCAATCAGGCAAGGATAACAAAGAACAAGGGGAGGTAGCTATGAAAAGTTTATTATTATTACTTCTTTGCGCTTCAGTACTTGCATCATGCACTGTCGGTCCCATGAAAACTATACGTCCTGACGGATCAGTTGAAGAAGGTGGCTGGTTCTCATTCGGTCAGCTCCAGACAGCAGATGGCTACAACACCATATATGTAAACAAGGGAGTTGGCGGAGACATGGAGATTCCAGTTCCGGGAACAGGCGGTTTCTCTGTATTTAAACTGTCATTCGGCTATCTCAACAGCACAAGAATGCTTCTCGCTCCAGACGCAACTATCGTTCTTGACGTTTCCATAGATATGTTCAATAAGGGAACCGGAGTTACCGACACCATGCTTTACGGACAGGAGGCAGTTACAGGTTACGCTGAATTCCTCGAAGACTCAAGAGATACAGATAAGGAAATAGTAATCGTTGAATAGCAACACAAATTAGTAACATAAAGGAATACCACTATGATTACTTTAAGATTTCTAGGCTGCAAGGGAGACAGGTCTCTTGTCAAGTCATCAGACTGCCAGGCAGATTCAACTGTAGTAGTTGACTCTCAAGGCAAGAGAATGATGCTTAACTGTGGCGAGGACTGGGTTGATAAAGTAAGCCTGCTCAATCCAGACATGATCTTCCTGACCTCTCCGGAACCGGAACACGCTTACGGCATAATGAAACGTGACAAGCAAAAAGTATGTGCCTATCCGGAAGACCACGAACCGCTATCAAAGCTGTTCAAGTATGACGCAACAGTTACAGAAAAATACAGCAGGGGATCTCTCGGTGACATAGAAGACGTTGAAGTAAACGGCTCGTCAGTCATGTTCAGCGTGTACGGAAAGACAGTCCTCTACGCACCGGAATTCTGTCCGGACGACCTAGAAGGTTTAAAGAAAGCAGATCTCTTCATAGGAAACGGCTATTCCTTCAAGGACAATATAACAACAGAAGGAACGTACAGCAAACGCCAATACGTTTCCCTGCTCAATCAGATCTCCCTCTGCAAGAAATACGGCGTACAGGAAGCTATCTTCACGGCATTCGGCAAGCAATGCGTACAGATGGGAAGAGACAGGCTCTACAAGGCAATCCAGCCTTACACCGATGGCATGGATGTTGTCCTCGCTTACCACGGCTATTCAATGGACATAGACGAGCTTGACGAAACCCTATCCGTTCGTCAGCCGTTCGGCTCTCCCGGCGGTAAACGCTTTATGCTCAAACACTTACTCCGCTTCATGCCACCTCACCAGACTTACGTAGAATGCTTCATGGGTGGCGGCTCACTCTTTTTCAAGAAAGATCCATCACCGCACGAAATAGTTTGTGACAGAGATCCGGAGATCTACTTCCTTTACAAGTACATCCAGACCTGCACAGACGAAGACATCGCAACCCTCGAACGATTTAACTGGAAGTCAAGCAAGAAACAGTTCGAACAATTAAAAAGCGAACAAAAGCAGTTCATGGAAAAGTCAGAGGGAGCTTTTGATTTCGGGTTCAACGATGATGAGAAACCGAAAGGCAGTTCTGGCGATAGCCAAACTCCCGATAAGGTTGATCATAATAAGTTGACACCGGGACAAAAGGAAAACAGCTCCAAGAGGTTTTACAGAATAATGTACTTGAAACGATTTTCAGATGTCGGTTTTATGAAAAGTTACAACGCTGTGTCAGACGGAAGAACGCATACAATATGTAAGCGTATTGCACCGGTCCGCGAAAGACTTAAAAATGTAGAAATAATGAACGACTCTTACGAAAACGCAATCAGGAAAGGTGATGCCAAAGACACCTTCCACTTCATCGACCCTCCCTATCCAAACGCTCAGTACCCGTGGAAATACCAGATAGATCCTGTTGCCATGCAGGAAATACTAAAGAGCATAAAGGGAAAGTTCCTGCTCACTTACGAAAAACAAGGTCGTAACATATTCACCGGATTCTATCAGCGCTTCATAAAACTTCGCAGCCAGGCTAATCCCTGGAGGGGGGTGATAAACAAGACAGAACTTCTCGTAGCAAATTATCCGTTTGACAACCGCAGCAAAGTAAGAGACGCTAAATAAAAAGGAGATGGCCATGATGAAAAAATGTTTACTACTCATTACCTGTTTATTTTTAATGTATGGCGTAAGCTATGGTGCTGATGCAACTCTGAACTTTTCATGGACGCATAACGTACCTGCAGACATAGCCCATTACACAATCAAGGAAATGTCAGGACCGCCAATAAGTATTGCAACAGGAGTTGAATACGATGTTCCCTTTACCTATCAGGGAAACCCGGTAGAGAACCTAACTCACAGCGAAGTAATAGTAGTTCCCGTTGAAGTTGAAACCTTAAAGTGCTATAGGGTAAGCGCTACAGATGTCAATGAAAACGAGAGCGGTGACAGTGACGAAGCATGCGCAACGATATTAATCGAAGATACCGTTCCTCCGTCAGACTGCACAAACTTCAACGTAGAGTTTAACGTAGCACCGGAGTAGATAAATGGAAACCCTTGATCCGCAGGTAGTAATAATAAAAGACGAAACAGTTGAAATATCAAACGATCTTTACCGGAAAATACTTTCCGAGATCTCAGTAGTCCTTGAGAGTAACGGAATGGACAGCTCTGCCGAAAATGGAGCTGAGTGGATACCAAAGAAACTCCTTAAACCAAAAAAGAAGGACGATGTAATAAGAAATACGGAGGTGAAGTAAATGCCTTGGTCTGTATTTAAAGATGTACCGCAAGCATTAAAGACTGCAGGACTCGACCTTCCGCAAGCTAACGTCTGGGCGAAATACTACGACCAGGGAAAGTCTGCAGACATGCAGTCTCCAGGTGGTTACGCCTGGACTATGTTCAAGAAAGCATATTTAAAGGAAGGAGATAAGTGGGTTCGCAAGGAACAGGAACAGAAGTCAGAAATAGAAATTCCATACGTTATGAAAGACGAAGTTCTCCTGCGGGAAGGTGAGGCAAACGGCATATTATACAGTGCCGAAGAGATAAAGCTTTCAATCCCGTACTTACAGCAAGAAATCCACGAAGGAGACGACCCCGAAGTCCGTCACAAGAACTCTGTCTTCTGCGACCATGACGACCTCGAAGAAGGAACGTGGAAATGGGTAGGTCACTTTGAAAACACACGATGGGATGAAGCAGATAAAGTCCTCAGGGCAGATATCTACCTTGCCGATGAACGTATCGCAAAACTCATCGACTATCAGAGACGTCAGGGTATAATGCGTTTCGGTATAAGTCCGCGCCTTTCCATCCAGGAAAACAATGCAAAGGCATCAAAGATAGTTTTCAAGGGAGTATCACTCGTTATATTCCCTGCCGGTGGTCCACAGCTCATGCTCGAAAAGAACGGACACTTCACATCTACAGCACCATTTTTCAAGATGGACGAAGAGCGAAGGGTAGTTTACGGTGTAGTTCTCGAACCATACTACATAGACTCTCAGGGCGACTGGTTCGATGAATTAGAGATAGAAAACGCCATGTACAAGTTCATGGAAGACTACCAGATCCTAACCGTACAGCATCAGGACCGTCTCGGCAGACAGACTCCAGTAATGTCAGACGAACTATCCAAAGACTGGGAATCACACTGGAACCTCGGAATAGCGCAAAACTTTATCGCTCCATGCGACTTTGAAATGTACGACCAGAAAATCAAGAAAGGCTCATGGGTAATGGCAGTAAAGGTGCGTAATGACAAGGAATGGCAGATGGTTAAGGAGTCAGGACTAACCGGGTTCAGCATAGGAGGCCTTGCAACTTAATATGACAATAAACAAAAAAGACTTGACAGGTTTAGATAATTATGATGTTACTATAAATAACACAAAAAATTATCTAGTATTGCGAATTTACTTACTATGACTTACAGTTTATCTTCAAGCGATAAAAACAAGCCAAGCTGACTTGCACGAATAACCCGTGCTTGTCGGCTTTTGTTTTTTTCAGGAGGTACATGAATGAATAAAGCAAGAAGAAGGAGAAACGTAGTAGTAAAAGAAGTAAGCTTGGTAGACCATCCGGCAACAAAAAAGAAATTTGTTTTCTTCAAGAGTGAAGAAAAGAAGGAGGTGAACAACATGGACGAAGAATTAAGCTTTGAAGATCCGAAGAAAGAAGCAGAGTTAAAGGGAAGCAAAGAAGAGATTCTGGAATCATTGAAAGAGTCAGAGAAGGAAAAGAAGAACCTTATCAAAGGCTCGATCAACTCTATGAACAAAGCATTATCAGACATTTCAAAGATGGCTGGTTTTTCATTCTCCCCATCGTTTAAACCAATGTCAGATGACGTTGCCCTAGAGTCAGAACCTACTCCAGAAGGTCCTCCTGTTGACGAAGTGGTTGGAGCATTCGATGCAGTTTACGGCGAAGGCGCAGCTACCGTTAAAGGAGTATTCCAGGGCCTTGCTTCCGTAGTTGAAAACATGGCTGCATCAGTTGGGTTTAAAGCATCGATGACTTTCGCAAAGGAATCTCCAGAAGAGCCTCCTGCCGAAGATCCACCTGCTGAAGACCCTCCAAGTACAGATGCTCCAAACGCTGATAAGAAAAAGAAAGATGACGAAGATGCCGAAGAGCTCACCGACACAGAGAAAGAACTCTGCGCGGAACTCGAAGGCATTATCGAAGAACTTTCCAAGCCCGAAATCACACCGGAAAGATATATGGAAATCCTTGAACGTAAGGGTGCAATCGAATTTCAGTTAAAGGGAGGTGATTGACAATGAAAACTAAAGCGCAAGAATTACTTAAAAAAGCTACAGAACAGGCAACGCTTAGGATAGCCCCTGCCGATACTTCAGTTATCCGTAAAGGAGAATTTGATATCGGAGACCAGAGAAGCTATTCCCTTAGCGCAAAACCGGAACTGCTTCAAAAGGCAGACGACCTTTACATCGTATCCCGTATTCTCGGAAAAGATCCTCGCGAACTGAAACTGTGGAAACAGTACGAGCCATACGTTTCTGAACTTCGCAAAGCTGGTATGGATTCAGGTGCTGCTACTGGTGCCGAGTGGATACCGACAGAGCTCTCTTCTGAAATCATCAGAATGATCGAGCTGGAATTAAAAGTCGCTGCTATCTTCAGACGCATCAATATGCCGACTCCATCTTTCGAGATCCCTGCAAAGAGAAGCCGTACTGAAGCGAGAATTAATACCGGAGGTATCGGTGTTGGCGCACAGAGCTTCACTACTGCAAAGATCACACTGACTGCGATAACGATGCTGACCTACGTTCCTCTCACATACGAGATGGACGAAGATTCAATCGTTCCAATGCTCGGTGAAATCAAAGCAGACATTTCAGAAGGTTTCGCAACTGCCTATGAAAAGGCAATCATCAGTGGAGACCTGGGAACTGCTGCCGCGCACGTTGACGCAGACGTAACCAATAACTATGACTGCAGATGTGCATGGGGCGGACTCCGTGACGCTGCAACCGTAGCAAGAGTTGATATGGGTGGAGCAGTCCTTACCTCAACTCTAGCCCGGAAGATTCCTCTGGCAATGGGAGTGTACGGAAAAGATATCGGAAACCTCGTTTGGGTAGCAAGTTTGGACGCATACCATCAGCTCAGAAACACAACAGAAGTTATCACGCTTGATAAGTACGGTCCAAACGCAACAATCCTCAAAGGAGAAATGGGCAAGTTTGACGGAATGCCTCTGATCGTTTCCGAACACGTTCCAACCGATCTCGATTCAACCGGAGTTAACTCTGGAACCTACACCTCTGACATCAAAACAATCCTCCTGCTGGTAAGGAAAGATGGTTTTGTAATAGGTGATCGCAGGAAACTTATGCTGGAAACAGACAAAGACATCCTCAACCAGCTCACCCAGATCGTAGGCTCAACCAGAAGTGACTTCAAGGCCCGTTACGATACAACGACTGAAGGTATAGTCGGTATTGGATTCAATGTTAAGACCGGCCTAGTGTAAAGATCAGTGGTTAAGCTTCAGTACGTCAGCAAAACAAAACTAAGGTATAACTACCTTAGTGGTATCGTAACAAGAGGAGAAGTCATTAATCTTGAAAGCAATCAGGCATACGACCTCCTCGACTGCTACCCTGACGACTGGAAACTGGTAGGATCACAACCGCACGAATGGGACCAACTGTTGGGGAGGGTTCCTAAAATGAAAAATCTTAGAGTAGCCCTCCCTGATGGTATTGGTGATGTCCACTGGACACTTCTAAAGTTAGAGTCCTTAAAGAGTTACATGCAGGCACAAACGCTTCACGTTATAACTCAGGACACACCAAAGCACGATGCATCAGATTTCATAAAACTAATTCCATTCATAGACTCTCATTCATCGGAAAGGGGGTTCAGCTTAACAGAAGCTAGTAGGGTAGGATGGGCTTATACAAAGGATCTGATTTACATTTGGGCCTTTAGGGGAATTGAGAAGAATGGCAATGACATATACAGTTGGCTTCCGGAGTTAAGTATAAACTATGACTATCCAATCAAAATACCAGAAAGCGCAGAACAAGAAGCCGACATAATAACAGAACAAACTGGTCAAGACCCTGTTTTATTTCACGCATCATGGAGACTTTTAAATGGATCACATACTGGAGAGCAATGGAGCGCAACTGAAACAGACAAGCTCGCAAGGCTCATACATGAAAAAACAGGGAAGAAGATAGTTCTCGTTGGCAAGCACTTTGAAGACCAGTATGTTAAGCAATTCCTCGATGATGTAGATTCATCTCTTTATATAAACCTCGTAGGCGAAACAAACCTTCCTTCATTACTAGCCCTAATTAAAAGATCTCAATTCATATTCGGCTATCAAAGCGGTATAACATTTTTAAGCACTCATCTCAAAACACCATCTGCCCTTTTATGGGGAGTAAGAAACGTGACACAGCAATCTGCTTACAAATGGGATAGAAGATTCATAACATCTTTCATACCACCTGATTCAATCGATAGCTACTACTTCCCATTCGTTCTCGGAGAGGATACACACAAAACCGTATGGAACAAAGTGCAAGGAGTATTCTAAATTTATACACTCCATCTGGAATTGGAGATCTTCACTGGACGTTCTTAAAAATTGAGAACATATCCAGATTACTCAACAAAGATATAATCATCCATTACGAGAAAAACAGGTATCACGATTCACTTGAAGTTCAAAGGTTAATAAGTATGATACCATCGATAAAGCACT